CCTTCCAGAACCTTAAGGACAGATGTAACGAAAAAGTCATTTGAACTTAACGCAACGCTAGAGGCAAAGCTCAGTCTGTCATTCACCCCATCAAAGGCCAAACCACCAGTAACCAGCGCACCACCAGAAACAATCTTAGGCTGCTTTGCTGCATCCGTCTGCACTGCGTGGTTAGCATTAGGGACACCAGAGGTTGTACTCTGGTCGTACCATTTGGATACGGTTCCGTCTACTACAACCTTAAAGTTACTTACAGTGAACTCCGATGGAAAGTCACCTTCCGTAAATCCTACGCCCACATAATTATTATTAGCTGTTAACGTAACCGTGTAAGAACCAGAGCTTGTTATAATAAAGGGATTAGAACCACTACCACCTTCACCCAGAGCCTCTCTCAGTGAAATGGCAGGAGAACCGCCATTAACACTTATATCAAAAGAAACTTTTACTATATCTCCATTCACTCCATTTAGTATATCTGATACGGCAAATCCAGTTGAACTTGTATTAGATGCAGTAAAGCCAGACGCAGATGCTCCCGAGAAAGACTCAAAACCAGTATTAGCAAACACTCCGTTAGTAGGCGTATTCACCCAAGTCACCAGCGTACCATCAGTAACCTCAGCAGCCGTAAAGGAACGCACTGCACCATCGCTACTACGACGAACCTCGACTACATCACCCGCATATGAGTCACTAAGGTTACGCAGGGAGTAAGCCGCCGCTGCCTCAATGATAGGGCCGTCACGACCCGTAGCTGTAAGCTCACGTAGGTCAAGGGGCGGTGTAATCTGCTGGTTTACCCAGTTGACTAGCTCACCGGAACTTACGCCACTAGCGTTAAAGTCACGCTCACCGTTGTCGCTTTCACGACGAACACGAACTACTGACGGGTCACCTCCAGTTAAACTACGGAGGCTGTACCCAGCGGCAGCATCAGGAGCAATCTGAAAGACGCTCTCGCCAACTGAGTTCAACCGTCTCTGGCGACCCAGGGCTGAATCAAGGCTAATGTGCATATTAAATTTTGTGTACTGCTACAAGACCACCAGCCGCAATAGTTACGTTGGTGAATTTTCCATAAAGAATTGTTCCAGCACCGAAGGCTGTATGTAATTCGTCAGAGTTATCAATGCTGGTTGCTGCTACACTGGACAGCGTTGTGTCCTTGAGCATTTGAATAGCCCCGTAAGTACCAACACCAACAGTCGTGTGGTTAGTACCGTCAAGGATAATTGAACCAGCGGATGAAAACTCCAGTGCGTTATTTCGTGAACTTGCCATAATTTTATTATATCACAGGGGTTGCTATCGAGCTTGTCGATTGACGTAAGTTGAAAACTTGTGGTTGATTGTATTGTTGTTAGAGCGAATGTCGATCTTCTCCAGCTCAAGTGCCAGGAAGGTTTGGGCTGCTTGTTCCTCTGCTAGTGCTTCCTCTTGCTTGTTCTGGACTCGCAGGAAGTCAGCGTAAACAGCGTGACTAATGAAGTTGAAGAACTCACCTGGAACCTCTACGGTGGAGTTATAGTAATCACTGGTAACCGTGAAGGGAGTGAACTCCTTCTTGTAAGTTGCCCAAGCAGTCCCCTCAGTAGTGGATACTTGATTGAGGATATGAGCACCTAGTGCTGATACGTAGAACTCGTACTCAAGTGCTGATCGGTTAAGCAATGGACGTGTGCGGTGAATACGTACAAACTCTCCAATGTTAGATAGATCCCGGACGTACGGTGCTGGTGATATGCCATTGCCAACTCGCGCCCACCCGGATTCTGGGACACCTTGTTGACTTGTAAACTGTGAGTAAAGCACATCTCCACCATTACCAATTGCAGTCGAAGTTATATACCAGCCAAGAAGAGGTCCACCATCACTCCAAATGTTGTACAGTACGGTAATTCCATCTGAATCGTAAAGTGTGTACGCCGGGAGGCTGTTGGGACTATCGCCGTTACGGACATAGAGTCCGTTGGCTTCCGTAGTCCCAGCTCCGTACACATAGAAACTATCCTCGGATGTCTGGATAGTCTGATCGGGTGTAACTGTACGTGGCTCACCTACGACAACATAACGCGGCCAACTGGGGCTTGCGTTAAATATCTCAGAGAACCTACGGTTGATAAAGTGACTGAGTTGATCCTGCTCACCGTCAGACAGTTGACCGCCTGTTCCGATAAGGGCAGATGCCAGTTTAAAAAGATCACCGTAAGTTCTTGTCTGCATTAGATTTTGTTGGGGCTGAGTTCTGGGAACTTCTTATTGTAGTACTTTAAAAATTCTTTAGAATGCACAGTCTCTTGACCGTACTTCTTTACCAGTCGGAAAAATTCCCGCGCTGGCATTGTGGCAACTGGTCGTCCCAAGGTGGGATGAATAGTACCCTTCAGTTGATGTGCTTCCTTAGCTGCTTGCTGGTAGCGGTCCTTCTCGGTCGCTTTTTCCAACTGGAGACCATCTTGGATCTCCTGCATTAGTGCACGATCAATCTCCTCATCGGAGTAAGTCTTTGAATTAGGAACAATGATATCCATAAGTATAAAAAAAAGGGGAGAGCCTGGGATCGGACCAGACCCTCCCCGAATTTATTTAGCTTGCGCTGACGATCTTACCGTGAGCACCAGGGTGGTAAACACCGAGGGTCAAAGCACAATCAACAAAGCCACGTTCGCCGCCACCAAGATTTGGTAGACGAGAGCTGCCCATAGGGATGAGTTCGTGAACACCGTAGTATTCAGGATTCACCAAGTAGCCAGCCATTCCAGCAGTACCAGCTTGTGTTGGCATACAGTCAGGGTTAGCGTTTACAACAGAGACGATGCCGTGATCACTTTGATAGAGATCAACCGAAAGCTTGATAGTACCGCTTTCACCACCGTAATTAACCGAACGTACCGAGTCACCGCTTGCGCCACCGATGCGAGCAAAGTCGCTGATGTCTTGGCGGAGAGCTGTATCAGCAACGAGCATAAGGTTGTTGGTAGAACCAGTAACCTTGAAGATCGAAGAGATAAGAGCGTTCAGTTCAGTTTCAGCGAATGTGCCGTCAGTAACGTCAGCAATGCTTGTAGCTGGAGTTTGGAACGCAGCAGGTACGTTAGCCGAACCAGCAGCATTTTGAATCCAGTCACCAAGACCGCCAAGGCGATTGACTGCACCAGCACCATCCTCAGTTGTCTGAGTGTTAGCGGAAGCAAGGCTTGCCTCGATGTCGCGCTTGAGTTCACGGATTGCTTTAGCTTCAGCTTGAGCAACTTTAGCTGGACCAACAGAGTCGACTGCTTCTTGCAGATCGGAAACTTTGTAGTCCCGACGGAACTTTTGAACGCGGTTACCAAGACGAGCACGGCCAGCGAACTGGTCAGTGAATGTGGTCACGTCAGCACCTTCGGCGATCCCAACAGTGCTAGGAGCTGAAAGAGCGTCAACAGTCCACTCAACTTTAGTTGCGGATGCTTTTTGCTTGTTAGCAGAAGAAAGGATAGGAGTTTCTTCAGGAGCCAGGATGGTCAAGACATCAGTCAAGTCCTCCCGGTTAGAGACACCGGAACCGGTGTTTGTAGTATCGTATGTATTAGAGAATGCCATAGTATTGTATAGTTAGTTAATGAATTATCGGCTAGAAGCCATTTTGAGTTTTCTGAGGTTAGCGAAATCGTTTGCACTTCCCGTCTGTTTGAACCGAGCCTCTAATTCCTTTAGGGCTTTGGCTGTTCTTCCCATACCCTTATCGGATTTGGGAGCTGATGGACTGGCTGATTTGGGAGGATTTAATACTGCTGATGTCTTACGCGCAGCAACGGGCTTACGTCCGTAAATGCTGTTAGTAGCGTGAGCGAACCAATAATCCAATTGTGCAGCTACTTCTGGTGCTTCACGTTTAACAACTTTCTTTAGTTGCTTAAAACGGTCATCGCCTACAGTGGCTTCAAATTGTTTACGTAAGTCGTTATCTTCACCTTCCAACCAAGTAAGTTCTTTTCTAGCACGTTCCGAGAAAGAATCAGCGAGCTGTTCCCCTTCCATCTGTGCCTGAACCTTCTTGAGTTGATCGGGAAGCAAAGTCTTCTGTGCTTTACGGGCTTTCAATAAAGCCTGTCGCACGTCCTTCTTTGTCCACTCCTTACCTTCGATTTCGGTTACTATGTCATCTGCGGCATAGCCATCACTCTCAAACAGAATATCCTCAGCCCACTCAACAACTTGATCGACTTCCCCTGCTTTGTCCTGCAACTTCTTGATAGAATCAAGGTTACTGTAGGGGTTATTTTCAACCTTCTTTGTTTCTAGTGGGTTGGGTTTTTCCTTGAGTTTAGCTTCTAGAACAGCTAGACGTTCCTCGGCAACCTTGCGCTTAGCAGTCAATTCACCGAATCGAGCTACAGCACGGCTACCCAGCTTGTCAGCTAGTTCCCGCAAATCCCCCTCGGACATATCGTCCAAGTCCAACTGTGAAAGAACATCTTCGGATTCCTCGGTCTCCTCATCGGCTTCCTCGGCTTCTACTGATTCCTCAGCTTCCCCCTCAGTTACTTCATCAGTTTCCTGCTCCTCGGCTTCTTCGGTTACTTCCTCTTGTGGCTCTTCAGCTACAGGATTTAGTTCCCCAAGTCTCCGCATTGCGAAATCCTCGACGGATATATTATTGTTGTCCACTGAATTTTGGTCTGCATCAGCGTTAGCAGTTTCGATTTCGTCTGTCATATTGTTACCACTCATTAACGCCGAGCGAAGGCGATGGGTGCATTATAACATACGTATTTACATTCTCTCGGAATGCTTCAATTGAAGCTTATCCCAGCCTGACATTTGCAGGATCTGATCATAAGTAATGATGCGACCAGAAATCTGCTGGATAGTCTCACTGGATGATTCGTGCATCTCACTGATGGTTTCCTCCCGGAGTTCGTGAACCATCTTGATGAATCGGGCAAAGGATTCATAGCTGTGCAAGCTGTTGATATCGTCTTGTATATTCATATTACTTAGCTGCTGAACGCATTAAACCTACTGTTCGTGGACCACGGGACTTGATTTGCTTGAACCACTCGCTGTCAACCATTTCATCTGCTGCTGTGCTGTAGTCATTTGCTTCTAGACCTTCACGCATCTTCTTAAACTTATTCAACTTAGTAAGACCTAGGTTGAATGACATATCGACAATTGCTTTCTTTACTGACTCAGGTCGCTTAGCGAATCCCTTATCAAACTTCTGAGCATCATTGAATGCTTGGGTTAGGCTATGATTGTACAGGGTCTTTATTTCCCTTTTGTCAAGCTCTCGCCCATTGAAGAGTTCATTGATATTGATACCCTCCTTCTTTAGCATCCGTCGGTTGCCTGCGTCTTCTAGGTTGAACCCAACACCAATGGTCCTGTGACCCTTGCTGTCCCTGTATACCTTTGGTTTGACACCCTCATTGAGGGCAATCATATCGTAGTATTCCTTGGACCGTAGGTCCTTGGTCCGCCTGTTTGCGTATTCTCCTGGTGTCATTATATGTTCTGAGTATCAATTTCACCCATCTGTGCAGGTGCTGTACCTACTCGACCAATCTGAGCGTTCTGTGATTGTTGCATCTGGAAGGTGTACTGACCTACGTACTTCTGTAGTCGAGCACCAAACGCTTGATCTGTCTGAGCACGTTGTGCTACGTCTGGCTGCTGAGTGTACTGCTGGATTACTTGCAGTGCAATCTGTGCTCCCGCTGGACGTGCCGGCATCTCGATACCCGCAAAGATCTTAGCTAGGTCGTCAGTGACCTGCTTGACCACTTCCTCCTGCGCTGTCTCTACTGGCTGTAGGATTGCATCAGCCATAACTGGATCAATGCTTGTAGCAATGACATCAAGTAAGGCATCCACGTTTAGACGATTGTTAGAGTTAAGCTGGTTGAGTGCTACGAACTGCTGAGTCTTTGCCTCGATTGTCTGAGGATCAGTATTCTGCACATCGAAGTTAATCATAATGTCAAAGTTCT